GCCAGCAGCGGTGAAATCTCGCCCGCGGAAAAGGAAAGCTGCGGCGGGCTGGAACGGGTCATCGCCGCGCCTCGGCAATCCAGTCCGGCGCGTCGTCATCGCGCCAGCTGCCCGCCGACGATGTGCGGGCATCGGTGCGCGCGGCACGGGCCATCGCTTCGGACAGGCGCGCCTCTAGACGGTCGATCTTGCCCTGCACTTCGACAAAGCGCGGGGCCATCAGCACCGCAAGCTGCAAGCCGACGGCGGCGCGGAATGTCGCGGGCAGGGCGGTTTCGTCGCTGATCCGCGCGGTGTAACGGATCGTCAGGCCGCCCGCCTGGTCGCTGCGCAGGATGCCCTTGTCGGCGCGCCAGCGTCCGCCGGCGGCCATCACATCGCGCAGGACATGGCAGTTTGCCGGCAAGGCAAAGGCATGGGGCAGGTCGGGATCGACGGGCGTGTGGACGGCGACAGGTGGCAGGGTTGCCATGGCGGACGCAAAGGACCAGTCCTGCGCCTCAAGACAGATGGCAAGGGCGGTATCATAATGCAGGCTGGCTGATTGCGCCTGGTCGCTGTCGTCGCCGAAGGATGACGGGGGCGACATTTCCATGGCCTCGAAGGCCAGTTGCACGATCGTCGATGCGGCGATGGCAATGGTCATGTCGCCCCCGTTCCCTCAGCCCTGCCCGCTCAGGACCGATGGACGTATTTGATGCGGAACGGCATGTTGCCCGCGCCGGTGGCATTGCCGCTGGCATGCAACCACAGGCCGATGAAGCCGCCGGGGTTGGCCGACAGGCCCAGCACCTCCCACAGCTCCTTGCCGTGCTTGGCATCGCCGAAGGCAACGGGCGTCACGGTGTTACCCGACGACTTGGCGATGGTGATCAGCGCGTCGATATCGGTTTCGGTGCCAAGATTGACCGTGGCAAAGCCCAGGTTCTCGACATCGAACAGCGTGCCTTCGTCCAGGTAACAGTCGGACGGAAGGTCGCAGAGGTGGAATTTCGACCCGTTGCTGTCGTCCGATGCGTTGAGGACGGTTCCGGTGATGATGCGCAGCAGCCCGGCCGTGGCCTGGGGGTCGGCATAGCCCGCGCTGCCACGCGCGCGGGTCGATACGTTGGAAGCCTTGGTGACGACAGGCATGTCGTGATCCTTTTCCGATGGATGGGGAAAGCGTCGCCCGGCTCAGACCGCCGGGCGATACCCGGTCATTCCTGGCATTCGATGATGATGAAGCCGCCGTCCTCGATCCGCGTCGCGTCGACGACGGCCGAGTTGTAGATATAGGGCAGGTTCTTGGCATGCGGATCGTTCCAGATGTCGCCCTCCAGGTCCTGCCAGAAGGCGGCGACGACATTGGCCTTGGTCCACAACGGCACCTGCCGGATGCCGGCGGCGGTGGTCGGCACGCGGTTCGACACGATCCACGTCAGCCCAAGAAGCGGGGTCGGCTTGCCGGTCTTCAGCTGCTCCACATCCAGCAGGTTTAGGTTGTTGCCGGCGGCGGCCGCGATGCCCAGAAGGTCATCGACCTGTTCGGGCGTGATCAGCGCGAACATCGGGTCGATGCTTTCCATGCCGAAATCGGCCTTGTTCAGGCGCAGCTTGGCCGAACGCAGCTTGTCCAGCGTCAGGCCGGTGCTGCTATGCGCGATGGTCTGGTTGCCGGGCAGGGCAACCACGGTTTCGCCGCGCTTGCCGGTGCGGGTCGAACCCAGAATGCCGGTCGTGCCGATGGCGAATGTGCCGTCCTGGCGCTGTTCGATGCCCAGGATGCAGTCGAAGATACCGCGCTCCACCGCCGCGACCGAGGCGCGGAACAGATGAGACGTGGGATCCATCGCGGCATCCCACTTCGTCGCGTTGTCGATGTATTCGCCATCTTCGATCGCTTCCGGCCGCACCAGCCAGCGCGCGGAACGCGGCGTCGGGTTGTCGGGGTTCTTGCGGTCGCGGTCGGGCGTCCGGCGCGCCGTCTTCTTGCCGAAAAGCTGGGCGACATTCATGCTCTCGCCCTTGCCGTCGACGATGGTGACGGCATTGCGCAGCGGGTTCTGAAGCTGCTGAGCGACCATGCGCACATTGTCGCGGTAGGTCAGGCGATTATGGCTCTCGACGAGCTGCTGGTAGGACATGCGTCCCCTCCTGTTGAAAACTTCATGGTGAGTTTTCGGAGGGGTTGCCGGTTGCCCGACCCGTCCTGGCGGAAACGTCCGCCTGGGCGGCCGCATTAGCGGCGTCAGTCCGACCCTAAGCGAAGCGGGTTGCCGGACGGTGATCCATTCCGTTCCGCAACCCGCGCCACAAGTCAAGTGAAAACCACATCTGGCCCGCACGAACGCGCTGCAGGACAGATGTGGTGCAATCAGCCGCCGGCGGCGATCTTCGACAGGCGATCGATTTCCGGCTGAAGACGGCGCAGGGTGCTGCGGTCATTCTCCGCAACCGCCTTCGCATATTCGCCGGTCCCCGTCTTGCGCAGCTCAGCCAGGCGCGCACTTGCCGCTTCGGGCGTCATCCCCAGCGCCCCGCCGCCCTTGCCGATTGCCTCGGCCCGGTCATTGCCCAGCATGTCGCCGATCGCATCGAACAGCCGGATTGTGCCTGCATCGCCCGTCGCAGGTTTCAGACTGCCCACCAATGCGGCAAGCCCGTCACTGTCGAGCCCCAGATGTTCGGCCATCACGCTGGCTGCATTCTGGGCGCGGGCCACGCGCGCGTCGGTATCCTTGCCCCAGGTCTGTTGCAGCTCGGCCATCATGACGGCGCGGGATGCCGTCACCTCGCCCTCGGCCCCAGCCATCAGCCGCTGCACCGCGCCGGCGTAGGCATCCGACATGCGCTGCAGCGCCGCCCCCGACAAGCCTTCCTCATGGGCGATCTTGCGCGCCTCGGCCTCAAGCGCGGCATCCCATTGGGCATCCTTCGGCCATGCCTCGGGCCGCTTCACCTCGTAACCCTCGGGCGCTTCCGGGATGCCGAAAAGATCGCGGTGCTGGCGCATCCAGTCGGGCAGCGCCTGGTCCTTGTCCGGGCGGGGGATAAGCTGGTCGGCGGGGCGGCCCAGTTTGCGGTCGGCATTCGCCTGCATGTCGGCCAGCCGGGTAATCGCCTCCATCGGATCATCCAGCGCGGTCAGCCCCTTGGCCGTCAGCGTGGCACGGTAGGGTTCGAACCGGGCGTCTTCGTGCCATTTGGGCTGCACCTGCTCCGTGGCTTCGGTCCCGGAGGGGGCGGTCGTGGTGGTTTCGGTCGTCGCGGTATCGTCAGCCATTGTCGGGGTCCATCAGTGAGTTGAGGTCGTGGGTGTCGAGGTTGCCCGCCGCCAGCAGCGCCAGCGCCAGATCGCGGCGGCCGGCCTCGTAGGCCAGGCGGTTCGGGTCGAGCGGATCGAGGATCGGCACGCCCTGGTCGAGCGTCACCGGCTGGGCCGACAGGATGCCGCCCAGCCGGATCAGGTCGCCGCGCAGGTCGGGGTCGGCGCGAAAGGCGCGGGTCCACCGCTCGGCCATGTCACCGGCGGCCGACCTCGACGGGAACAGCGCGCGCAGGAAGTCGAGGGGGGACCAGATTGGGGTGGGCATCACGCCTCCTCCAATATGATCTTGCGCAGACGGATCGGGTCCATGTCGATCAACCGCATCATCGCCTGATAGGCATCGGTCGCGCGCTCCCCACCGTAGAATGCTCCGTCCTGAGCGGCCCAGACCAGAAAACTGCTGGCGCATATCAGGTCGTCCGTGAACGCCCTGCGGTCATAATTGGTGGTGCGACCGCCGGGGCTGATGTAGTGATCAGCGATCTGACCAGCCATCACATCGCCCCCCCTTCACCACCGACCAGCCCGGCCGCCTGTGCGGCGCCGGCGGCGTCCTTCGCGGCCGATGCGGCCTCGGCCGCCATCGCCATCTGTTGCATCTGCTGCTGCTGTTCCGCCCGGGCGCGACCGATGGCGTCGGCCTCTGCGCGCGAATACAGGATCGCCGCCGGAACGCCGTGCGCCTCTTGCAGGGTCTCGATCAGCTCGTCCTCATTGATCCGGTCGAGGAGGCGCGGCTTGATCTGCGCCAGCGGCCCGATATTGGCGAGAAGCTGCATCACCGCCGCGCCATCCCGGCTTTTCTGGGCGCGAGCCGCGGCGGACAGGTATTCGACCTGCAAGGGCGCGCCCCGCGCATGTTCCGGCGGGGGCGGGATCTGGCCCGCGCGCCACAGGGTCGAAAACCGCCGGCTGATCTTCGGCCGCAGGTATTCGCGCTGCGTGCGGCCGGTGAAGGGGGCCATCAGGCGCTGGCGCTCTTCCTCGATCGTGATCACCTCGGTCGCCGTCATGCCGGTGCGGCCGGCAAGGTTCATCAGCGACCAGTTGAACGCGTCCTTGATTTCGTCGTTCAGCCTCTGCTTTTCGTCGAAGGTCAGGCCGATCCCGGCATGGGTGTCCATGGTGCGGATCAGCGGGTTGCCCCGCACATCGACCCCGCCGTAGATCATCGCGCCCGGGCGCAGCTTGCCGTTCAGCGGCCAGGCGTCGCGGTCGGGGGCGAGTTTCACCGGGTCGGCCCCCCTCTGGGCGGCGCGTAGCGTCGCCCCACCCATCCGGTTGACCAGCCGGGCCGATGCCAGCGCGATATAGCCGGGGCCGTTGCCGCAGGTATAGCCGCTGTCGACATCCCAGCGGGCCACGTCAAATGGCATTTCGTCGAAACCCCGCACGCGGATCAGGGAACAGCCCATCTCGCAGGCATAGACCGACAGGAACGCCTTGCCGTTCGCGCCGATCCGGCCGGGCAGGAACTGACTGTTCGGCAGGACATGGTGCCAGAACCAGACCTTGGACTGGTCGTTCTTCTCGGCCAGCTCCACCAGGTTGGCGGGCAGGGCATCGGCCCCGAACATGGCCACGGCCGCGCGCGGTTTCAGGGCGAAGCGGCGCACAACCTCGACCACCGCGCCGAACCCGTCGATATCCCAGACCACCTCGGCCAAGGACAGGGTCTGGTCGACGAACTGGCGCTTCTCGGTCAGAAGCTCGTCATACTGGACGAAGTTGCCGAAGGCGCACAGGTCGCTGAACCCCTGAATGGCGGCATCGTAGAACGGGCTGACCTCGGGCGAGAAGCTGCGCAGGATGCGCGATGCCACCAGGTCGAGCCATTCGCGCATGTCCTGATCGTCGTTCAGCGCCGGATCGGGGGTGGACAGGCCGAACCAGCGGTTCGCCGGGTTGGTCAGGGTGCCGTAAAGCCCGGCCGACAGGTTCGACTGGGCGATGATCGGCCCCGACGACAGCGGCTTTTCCGTGGTCTTGTGGGCCGGGTCGCCTGACCGGAACCCGCCGCGCTGCGGACGGATCAGGCGGGCGATGTCTTCCCAGTCGCTCTCGAACTGCGACCGTTCGGATTTCAGATCGGTCCAGCGTTGCTGGGCGTCCTTGGCCAGCGGGTGATCGGGCACCGCGCCGATGCCGTGGAAGGAATGGCGAAGCATGGTCATGCGGGCGATCCCTGCTTGGCGAGGGCGGCGGCACGCTGGAACAGGTCAGCGAAGTGCCGGGCATCGCCGCGAGAAAAGGTCGGGCATTTCTCAGCAGTCGCATGAAGCGCCCAGATGCCAGCGGCCATCACCAAGTCAGCATACAGCGCCCCCACGTCCTCGGGCGGAGTCTGGTCCACCCGCTGCACTACGCGGCCTTCCGGCGTGTCGTGCCAGTTGTAACCGGTCACCCGACCGTCCGCGTGGTGGGTCACATCGCCGCCGAATGCGCGGAGAGGTTCAGGTGTGCTGACCAAGGCATCCGGCTCCACGGGTGCGGGCTGCGGGTCCATCCCGAATTCGGACCAATCAGTGTCATCCCAGATTGCGCCTATGCCGCCACACTCAGTGCATCCCATCCCAAGGTGGCATTTTAGGGTAGGTGAATAGGGGCCGTTCGGAACGCCCTCGCTGTGTTCGTGGCAGCCAGTGCAGGACAGCCATCGACCCGCCCCGTCATCCATTGCAAGGGCCACCGCCTGCGGGTCGATCTGATCCACAGATGTGCGCGTCATGCTGCCACCTGCCCAAGCTTGGCCGTCGACGGGATGCCGGTCGGGCTGGTCAGGACATTGGCGGCGGCCCCGGCGCGCAGGCGGCGCAGGCGGGCCTCGATGCGGCCCTGTTCCACCGCCTCGCTGTTGTCATAGGCCGCGATCAGGGGCGCGGCGACGGTCGGCATCCGGGGTCTTGTCATGCACATGGGGTGCTCTCCTGAGAGGGGATAAAGGCGTACTGGGCGAACTCGGCCCGGCCGTCGGGGCCGAAACCGGACATTGCGCATTCGGGGGTGAAGCCGATCGCGTAGAGGAAATCGGGCGCGGTCGGATGGCCGCCCCAGCACCGCGCCTCGATCCGGCGGATGCCGTGTTCGACGGCCCAGCCGGGCATCCCGGCGCGGATCATCACGGCCGCGCGGGCAATTGCGGTGCGGAACCGGCGATGGTCGCGCGACAGGAACGCCGCCTGCGCCACGCCCGCCTGCCCGGTATGGCTGACGGCCAGCACGGCAAAGGGCTGACCCCGGGCCGTCAGCACATGGCTGGCGATCCAGGCGGGGCGCATGGCGCGCCAGTCGGCAAACAGGGCCAGATGCGTCGCATCTTCGCCCCGCACGATCTGCGCCTCGGCTAGATCATGCGGGTCAAGATCGCGGAACACGGCCATGGCGCCGTGATCGTCATAGGCCCTGATGCCGATGGCGCGCATGGGTCAGGCCACGCCCAGAAGGACGCGGCGCGCCTTGTTCGACCAGTTCACCACGGCCTGCCGGTCGTGGGTGGCGCGGGCGGTGATGCCGGCCATGGTGAAGGTCGCCATGGTGTCGTCGCCATCCTCGCCAAAGCTGGCCCCGTGGTCGCGCTCCAGATCGGCCACCATGCCCATGAAGACAGGGTGGCTCACCGTCTCATGGGCGCTGATGGTTTCTGCCAGGAAGCGAAGATGATCGTGATCCAGCGCAGGTTCGCCCTTGCCCTTGCGGGCGCGCTTGGGCTTTTCCGTCGCCATGGCTGCCAACTCGGCCTCGGCCGCTTCCTGTTCGGCCTTCGCTATCGCGGCGGCCACTTCGGCTTCCGCCTCGGCCTCGGCCTTCTGCTCGTCGGTCTGATCCATGATCATTCTCCGTAGGGGTTGAGGGGGTCGTAGCGGGTCGACAGGCCGACTTGCCGGAGCTCCATCTCTCGCTCCTGTCGCTCAATCGCCTGCGCGCGTTCAAAGCGGGGTCCGCTCCTAGCCGGGCGGTAGGACAGGCCGTCGCCGCGCACCTCGGACAGTTGCAGGTATTGGCCCGCATCCATCACGTTCGCCTCGGTAAAGCTCTTGTCGGGCACCTTGCGCTTGTCGCCGGATGCGTCGACTTCCTCTTTCCAGACATAGCGGGCCTCGAAACCGCGGATTGTGAACTTGCAGGATGGGTCGATCAGCAGGCCGGGCTGGCCACCGTGCACGAATTCCAGGCTGGCGCGCACCGCCTCAAGCCGGGGCTGGATCCGGTTGGTGCCGATCCGCTGCGGGCGCACCGTGATTTCGGCCGCCTGCGCGACCAGGCGGTTCCAGGTGGCGTTTTCATCCGCCGCCTGGCTGGCACCGTGTTCGCCGGCCATGTCGCCATAGGCGGCCAACACGCGATGCGGGGCAAAGCGGGGGGTGGCCAGCAGATCGCCCAGCCGGCGGCCGAATTCGCGGGCCAACAGGCGTTCCTTCGGGAAATGCAGCTCGGCATAGAAGCGCCAGAACATCCCGTCGATGAACTGGCCGATGATCGCCGCGCCCTTGAAGCCCTGGTCAAGGCCAATGCGCAGGGGTTCGCCCGGCAGAACCTCCAGCGTGTCAGGCGAGACATGGATGCGCCGGTTGAATTCGCGGCTGAACACCGGGTCGCCGGCGCGCAGGTAAACCACCTTGTTGTAGACCAGCCGGTCGATCATGTCGCCGCGACCGGCCAGCTTCATGGATGCGATCTGGCGCGGGTAATAGGCGGGCGACAGGTTCTGCAGGTTCTCGCATCCGGCCTCGCCATAGCCGGGCTGGTTGTAGAACTCGATCGTGATCGCCTTGGCCCCCTGCGGCAGGGCGGCCGTCAGCTGCTCGGCCATCTGCTGGCGGGCATCTGCGTCGTAGAAGACGTTGAAGGTCCAGTTGTCTTCATCCGGCGCGTTGAAGTCGCAGTCGATCTGGCCATAGGACCGCAGATGCAGGGGCAGCCCGGCGAAATGCGCGCGGCCCGGCCAGCGGTCGATCCGGCCGATGCCCACTGTCAGGATCTCCACCGGCATGGTGTCGGCCTCGTTCAGGTCGATGTCGGTTGTCTGCACCCCGCGCATCGAGGCGACGATGTCATCGCCAAAGGCCATGAACTCGGCCACGAATTCGATGGGGCCCAGATCGTCGTTGAAGTGGATCACATGGGTGACGGGATCGCCCCGCCCGCCCGACCAGATGCCCATGTTCTTCGGGTAGACCTCCAGATAGCTGGGGATCGTGGTCGACCAGAGCTGCCGATAGGTCTGACGGATGAACAGGCACTTGTAGCGGCGGACGCCGTCGACGGTCGACCGGGGCATCATCATCGCCCGGCGCAGCTTGCGGCGCATCTTCGTCGTGGTCTTGCCGCTGCCCACGGGCCCGCAGATGCCGACCACGTCGTCGTCGGACATGAAATAGGCGGCGGCGACTGGCCCGGGCCAGCGGAATTCCTCCAGGGGCAGCTTGTCAGCCGCGTCGGCAAGCTCTAGGCTCTCTACAGCCTCTTTCGCGCCAGCCCCCACCAGCCGGCTGATCTGTTCGTCGGACAGATGCAGGGCAGCACCCCCTTCCCCCGCTTCGCGCGGGCCAAGGGACGCAACATTCCCCCCACCCCATTCCGCCTGGCTCTGGTTCGCGCTCATCGGCCGATCTCCGAAAACCCGTATGGGGTCACACAGAGGGGCAGAGAGGGCGCGGGGCGGATGGCCCCCCGGGGGGTCGCGTCGGCGCGGAAGGCGGGACCGGCGCGGCCTGCGGCAGGGGCGGCATGCTGATTTTCAATCAGTGTGACGATGCGCATTTGTCCCTGCATTTTCAATCGCTTGCCTCTTGCGTCCGCGTGTCGTCGTCCGCGCCCGCGACGGCAGGTTGCGCAACCTGTTGATTTCGCTGCATTTCCCATGCCACGTCCGCAGGCAGGAACCGGGACGGGATCGAGGGCGTCACGTCCCGCATCGCCGGGCCCGCATCGGCCGGCGCGGCCGGCATCGTGATGTTGACGATCGGCTGTGCCACGCCATCCGGCGTGACCTTGGCCAGGCCATAGGGCATCAGCGCGTCCAGGGCGCGCAGCTGGACCGTATAGGCCATCTCGAACGCCCGCAGCAGCGCCGCCGGGCTGGCCTTGAGGTCGTTGCCACCCTTGTCCATCTGGCCCGCGAACGCCCAGGTCGTGACCCTTTCGGCCGTGACCATGGCCGCCATCACCGCATCGTCGCGGCTGGCCAGCCCGGCCATCTGCGCCAGCGCCTCCTCGGGCAGGCGGTATCCCTTCGATGCCAGGAACTCGCGCATCTGGCTCATCGCCTTGCCCTTGCCGCGCGCAACGCGGCCATCGGACGGCAGGCCGGGATCGGCATCCGCCAGCAGCGACAGTTGCTCACCCTGCGCCCGCGCCTGATCCAGCCGCGTGGCGGCCTTGGCGGCCAGCGCCTCAAAGGAATTCGGCCGGCCCGGCATCAAAATGCACCCTTTTTCAATGATTTCAGATGCTTGCCGCTTGCCCGCGACACTACCGGCCCTGTCGCGGCCAGTGTCGCGGGTAATGTCGCTTCCTTTTCTTCTTTCTTTTCAGAGAGATAGAAGAAAGGAGCGACGGTGCGACGGGGCGACACACACAGTCTCGCATGCATGCGCACACACGCGCACACATATGTGAGGGGCGCATATGACCGTCGCGCCGTCGCGGCTGGCGCGCAACCCATTGCGAACATAAGGAAAAACAGCCGCGACACCACCCGCGACACCCCCGCGACAGTGTCGCGGCCCCCAACCCGCCCGCGCGATGCCGCCGCCGCGCGAATTCGGGCCATCAGGCGGGTGTGGGCGGGGGCGTGAAAGTCGCGCGATCCCAGTGGTTTGGCTGTCATCGCCATGTCAGAAGTAATCCTCCGCGGCATCGTCGATATGGGGCGCGACAGTGGATGCAGGCGCGGGCGCGGCTGTCTGGAAATCGGACAGGCCGGCAATCGCCGCGAACGGCACATAGACGCCGCGCGTGCTGATCCCGGCCAGGCGCAGGGGATTGGGGACGGGCTCGGCCCCGGGCAGGCGGCGCGCGGCCTGCGACCAGACGCCATCGGCCCATTGCGTGCCCTCGAACAGGGCGCAGAGACCCGGCAACCGGCTGTTGGGCAGGAACAGCGCCGCCTTGTCGCCGCTGCCGCGCACCCGCAGGCCGATCTTGGCCAGCTTCTCGTTGGCGTCGCGGGCCTTGTCCTCGGCCGCGCCGACGCCATCGTGCGGGTTATACAGATCGCGCGGCGCACCGCGCATCTGCGCCGCCGCCATCACCCACTGGGCCACGGTGTGCTGTTCGCCGCGCCGATACACGTCATAGGACTGGCCCATCAGGGTCATGATCATGTCCTCGGCGTTGGAGCCCACCTCCTGCGTCTCCTCGGTCACGGCGCGGCCCAGCTTGCGGGCCCAGCCGTCCATCACCTCGGCCGAGGGCAGGCCCGGATGCAGCATCATGTCGGCCAGCGCCAGGACGGTGCCGAAATTGTCGGCCGCACGGCCCGTCTGGCCGTGATCGGCCAGGGCGGCACGCCACAACTCCAGCCGATCACCCCAGGTGTCCCAGCCGTCGACGATCAGGCGGCGCAACTGCTGGCCGATCTGCCGCAGGCGGCGCGGATCGTTTTTCCGCTTGGGGGCGTCGGGGGGCAGGCGGTGCAGGTCGAGGATTATCATCCGGCTGCGGTCCTGCGCCTCCATGGGCGGGATCAGGATCGACGAAAACAGGAAACAGCTATAGGCGTTGGACTGATAGCCCTTCTGGTCGGACGATCCGCGAAAAATCTGCGCCCCTGACGCAGCGCGGCGCGCCAGCTCGACCACCGACTTGACCTTCTGGGGGCGGTCCACGTCCGGCTCCAGCTCGTCGATCGCCACAGGCAGGCTCGAAAACCCGACGACTGACCTGATCCCGGCCTCGGTCGCGTCAGCGGCCTGCAACAGCCCGCCCTCGCCGCCGTGGACGTGCAGCAGCAGCGCCTGGAACGTCGACTTGCCGGTTGCGGCATCGCCGGTCAGCCAGCCCACGGGCCGCCATTCCAGCGCGCCGCCGACCATCTGGGCCACGATCAGCCCCAGCGCCAGCACCGGGTCAATGTCGGGCCGCCGCCAGGACCAGGTGCCGATCAGATCGAGGAGCGCCTGGGCGGCATCGCCGCGCGCGCCAGCCTTGGCGGGGCGGGGCACGGGGTCGGCGGCGGCATAGACTTTGCCGCCATGCACGCCAGGATCAACCCATTCGCCACCGACCAGCACGGCATCGCCGGCGTGGATGATCAGGCCGCCGTCGTCATCGGTCCAGCAGCCGGGGCCGCGCATCCGCCCCGTGGGCCGCCAGACACCGTGTTCGCCGCAGGCCGCCACCATGGCGGCCGCCGCCTGCGCCTGGTCGAATTTGCCCGGCCGCGGCACCCCGTCCTTGTCGAACTGCGGAAAATGCCGGGCCAGCAGGCGGGTATCGCCCAGAAACAGGTGGCGTATCTTGTCGAGCGAATGATTGTCGATCGTCCTCAGCTCGCCCAGGCGGTTGAGGTAAAAGCACACGTCGTCAAAAGTTCCCAACGGCCTGACCGGGCAGCCATCCCAGATGTCACCCTTCGGGCGACTGTCGCGGCGGCCGCCGCCACCGCCGGATGGATCGGGCGCGGGTTCTCGCGTCGCATCGCGGCCACCACGTCCAGCGCCCTGGTCTGCGCGTCGGTCATCAGCTGCATGGTCTGTCTCCTTTGGGTCCGGGGGCGCGGCATCCTCGGCTGCAGCGCGCAGCTCATCGCGCAGGACGGCGCGGGACGGCTTCGCATGGTCGATGGCCGCGACGGTAGCCGCGCGCCCGGCGGCCAGGCTGGCGATCACCGGGTCATAGGTAGGGATCGGCGCGTCGTCGGTCATGCGGCACACCGGCTGTAACAATTCGTGATACGCACCATGCGTAGTTCTTGCTTGCGTTGACTACGCATGGTGCGTAGTATCGGGTCATCAGCACAACGCTGGCTGCGGCGCCTCCCGCGATGAGGGGCAAGGACAAGACGATGACCACCATCCAGATCACCCGCCACTACATCGCCGCCAATGTCGAAGCCGCCTTCACGGTCGGCAACCACGAGGCCGACGGCCATGCGGAGATGACCGAATACCTCATCCCGGCCGGCTACTCGCTCCAGGACGACCGCATCTACAACGATCTGGGCTGGGAATGCGCGGTCTGCGCCGACGACGAAGGCCGCCCGACCCTGATCAGCCGGGGCCCCGGCGCGGATCACGTCCTGGTGGAGGCATAACCCATGCGCGCCCGTGATTACATCACCTGCCAGCCCCTCGGCTCTGACCCCATCTGGGGTCAGACGCTGCCGTATATCCCCCAGACGATGGAGCCTTTGGCGCTGCTTTGCCTCGACAGCTACAACAGGCCGGATGCCATCATGGTGCGGGTCAAGTCCAGCGGCGCTCTGGCGGCCTGGCGCGCGGGCGGAAGCCTTGCCACGCTGGATCAGCGCAAGGCGGCGATTGCCCTGGCCGCCATGGAGACTGCCGGCACCGACGCCGACAAGACCGATCTCGCCCGGACGCTCAAGGGCTGGCGCGACGCGGCCGACATGACCCAATCGCGCGCGGCCGAGGTGCTGGGGATCAGCCAGCGCACCTACGAGGCGATCGAGCAGGGCCGGGGGTTTCGCTACCCCCAGATGCTGCGGCTGGCGCTGCTGGCGTTCGGCGGCTGATCGTCGGACAGGCAGGGCGATCATGCCGCACCTGCCTGCCGGCCGTCATCGGCGGCGGACGCGCGCAACGCGTCGTTGATGTCCTTGCCGCCCCAGCGATTTTGCCAGACGGCGCAGGCGCGGCCGGCCTTGCGGTGCTGTTCGACGGCGCGGTCCAGCGCGGCGCGGGCCGCCGGGCCTTCGTCCTGGTCGGCCACCAGGACAACACGGGTGACGGCCGGGGGCAGGGCCAGGCCGCCCAGATTGGACAGGCTGATCGCGGCCAGCACGCGCACCTCGGGCAGCAGGGCCACGACCGACAGGGCGTCCTCGATCCCCTCGGTCACATAGACCGTGGTGCCGGCCGGGGCCTGCGCCAGCGACACCGCCTTTCCGCCGCGCGGGCCGGATCCGGACCAGACGGGGATCCATGCGCCGGCATAGTCACCATAGACCTTTTTTGCCTTGGGCAGCGGGGCCTTGTCCCAGCGGCCATCGGGGCCGATCGCCAGCCAGGTGCGATGCACGGCCGTGATCTGTCCGCGCGCGTTGACGATCGCGGCCAGCATCGCCGGCCATTGCCCCTCGATCACCTCGCCGGTGTCCGGGTCGGTGTGCTGATACAGGCAGGCCGGGTGATAGCGCAGCGCGCCCGGCTGGCGGCCGATGGCGGCCAGGTCGATGGCCCGCCGGTCGCGCAGATAGTAGGCGACCGGCGTGCCGCGCAGCGCGGCCTGGCCGGACAGCCACACGCGGGCCCTTATAAACA